TTAAACTCATCTATTCTCCTGTTGTAATCGATTGTGGTAAAGCTATAGCTTTAATTATAATTGGTGGATAAAAAGTTCCAAAGGTTCTGTTTCTTCCGTGTCCAATAAACACATTTGCTTCACTTGCTCTACCTGCTATATAATATGTAGTAGTTGTCCCTGCTGTCAATCCTGATACAGAAAAGTTTACATTGTGTATATAATGGTCTGACTCGTCAATATAAACATTTTGGTCTGCATCATAAGTGTGTGTTTCATCTAGTTCAGAGTAAGATGATGATTTAGATAGACTAAATTTAGCACCACCTGTTACTGCTGTCATCCAACAAGAAAAATTAATTTCAACTTTTCCACTTGGAGGGGCTGTAAATGTTACTGATAGGTCTGTACCTTGCCCTGTCTGCAAAACAGTCATCGTACTAGAGTTAATAGTTATTAGCTGGTGCATAGATGTTGTGCTGTCGTTAGCTATTCTAGTGTAGCCTAATATCATACCAGCATAAGCACTATTTGCAGGACTAAACTCTATTCCTGCATTTTCCATATTAAATCTACCTGTCCTAGAATTTAGAGTAACTGCTTCTTTTGATTTCAAGATACATAAGTCATCGCTGAGTTGCAATTCAGAAGCAAATGAGTTAGTTCTATCTGTATCTATAGACATAGCACCATTTAAATCGCTATCAAAGTTTGCAGACTTTATCTTACCTTCGTTATTAATAAATATATTAGTAGGCTCATCTCCAACAAATATCTGTTGAAAATCTTTACCAAAGTTTCCTTCTATTTTTAACTCTTTACTCACCTAAGCTTTCCACAAACTTTTTAATTTTTGCCACAACCTTATCATCTTTTTTAGATTTGGTAAGGCTTGCAACAAACCCTAGTATACCTAGTATAGCAGGTATAGTACCTTTTTTGGCTACATATCTAGCTATAATAGTTCTTAATATCATTTTTTATTATCTGACCTTAAACCTTTAATTAAGCCTCTTAAAGCCCCACCTACAACATTGTCAACTAGATCAATAAAGTAAGGCTCAACTGTCTTATTCCATATATTCTTGGTTGCCCAAAACTTAGTTAAACCTGCTGTCATTAATACACCTAGCTTTTCAAAACAGCCTTCCACTACTGCACAAATCTTTTCATTAGGTATTTTTTTGAGTATCCATAATACTGCACCACCACTACCTGTTCCTAAAGTTAACATTAACCAATCCATAGTTATTCTCCTTTAATTAAATTTTCTAGCTCTATAATTTTAGACCTGAGCATTATATTTTCATTCTCAAGCCTTCTAATTTTCAAGCCAAAGCTGTTGATTTTTACATCAACCTCTTGTCTTATTTGATTCAGCATTTTTCTGTCTTTAATGCTAATCATTAATTATCTTTCAAAAACTTTTCTAACTTGCTTTTAAAGCCATTGCCACCATTCTTGCTCATTAGCTTAGATATAATGCTAACTAGCCCTTCATAGCTTTTCTCTATACCTTTCTGCTCTATCTGCATTTTCTTTTGTTGGTCAATTAGCTTTATCACTATTGCTTCTAATCTCTTAAACCTTTCATCTAGTTCTTCCATAAGCTCATCTTGTATAAACTTATTTTGTTTCCAAATGAAGAATCCAAATGCTATTGCAACACATATTGGAATCCCATATTGCTCAAGGACTGTAAGAAAATCCATTATTTTTCAAGTAGCTTATATATTTTTACAAGTATATATATAAAAGTGGCGACCCCTACCATAACTCTTACAGCAATAGGCAACCACTCCATCCAAGTAACAACCATAGCACCTGTACCTGCTGTGGTTGTCTTTAAACTATCTATCATAAATACTCTCCGTAAATTTTGGAAGCGTAGTGCAAGATCGCTTCTTCGTATAATATGGAGTGTACAAAACAGAGGATGTACTATACGACCACTTTGAATATGGTTTCTCGTTTCCGATTCTTTTTAGCCGATTTTGCATTATACGCCTCCAAAGTTTTGTCAATCTCATAACCTTCACAATCTACATTCTGCAAGTCTATCTTTATACCATCTCGGTTGCCATTCTCATAAAACACATAAGCGTTCTGACTTGCTCTTCCACCGAGATTCAAAGCCTTTTCAGAGTAATCGTTTGCACCTACCATACTAGATGATCTGCCGAAACAATCTCCTACTCGTGCTGAATGAACGTGACCAAATATAACATAGTCTATTCTAATCCCTTTCATTGAGTATCTACCACATATTTGATTGATAGACTTTTCTACACCCGCACCTACTGCACCGTGTCCGTGTATCATTAAAAGGTTCTGCCCTGCTACATTGATAACTAGCTCAGATGGGTCTCCATCTATAAAATGTACCTTTGAGTCTTTAAAAAGGTATCTTAGGCAGTTAAATATAGTATAATCATAGTTATCTGTAGCTACTTGACTAGACCATCCTAGTTCTTTATTTGCTCTCCCTTCATTCCCAACTACATTTGCAACGCTAACATTAAACCTATTGCTTAAATCTAAAATAACTTGCTGCATTATATCTACAGCTAAAAAAGTTGCATTAGCTCTATTAGAAGCCTGATTAAGTAATTCATCCAGCCTTCGGTCACTATTCATTAGGTCTCCAGTTAAAGCGACCACAACTTGGCTAACTCCGTTTACCTTGAAATATGCTGATGCCTTTTCTACAAAATATTGACATCGTTGTGATGCGACTTTAAAATCGTAACGATTGTTCTGAAGTTCAACTAATTCATTAAAATGAACATCACTAAATTGGATGACCCCAACCGCCCTTTTACTTACTTTATGGCTTTTCGTTAGTTTATGTAGTTTATTATTTTCAAAAAGCTTTTTTAATTCTTTGCTGTATTCTTCTACAGCGTTTTCAATCCTTGCGTGTTCTCTAAAACCTTTTCTTTCTATTCTGTTAACATCTTGAGCTTTTTGCTTCTCTTTACGATATTTAACATTTTCTCTAAGAAGTTCAAGGTCTTCTATAGGATTTACAGTTCTACACTTGCAAGCACGACACTTATATCTCTGCTTATTCTTGTCAAAACCGCTTTTAGCTAGACCTTTATGGTAGCATCTAGGGCAAGCTAGAACTTTATCTAAGTATTCATACGATGACATAAATTAATAAATGACGTAAATAGAAGGCAACTAAAGAGATTTAATTATCTCGCTTAATTCTTTAGCACGATTTGGGGTCTGCTTCGCCCACTTGGAGTCTAACATCTCAACTGAAGCTTTTTCCCATTCAGCGTCTTCTAAATACGCTATAGTTTTTTTAAATTTACAGAACCCTCTAAACCCTAATTGATACGCCATATTAAGCATAACATTCCTTACTTCAATAGGAGAGTGTCTGAACCAATCAAACTTTTTCTCAAATCTTTCTTCTAATGCTTCTAGTTTTTCTTCAAGGATAAGATCGCACACGTCTTCTGACAAGTACAGGTCTTTAATAGCAAAGCCAACCCCTATAGTATCTACACCTTCTGTGCATTTATAGACCGTTGGCTTATATCCTTCGTGTATTTTTAATTGCTGTATAATATCTTTCATAATATTAAGTTGTTCTTTCCAATATTTATATTTTACATTCATAGTAAAAGGGGGCAGTTGCCCACCCCCTTTAATCATTAAGATTATACGTTTTTAGATAAACCTATAATTCTTCTATCACCAGCAGTAGCTGAATTTCTAACCGCACAACCATAGATTGCATCTACAGTAATCAAGTCAGATAATTCTGTGTGCTGATATGACTGCTGAACTCTTGGAGATTGAGCAGCCGCATAATAAAGAGCTGAACTGTGAATACAGAAGCCTCTTAGTATGTCATCGTTGGTTGAACCGTCAGTATCAAAACCACCCCAAGCTGTTACGCCTTTATCAGCATCAGCCGATACTGAGCCAACATCTAAATATGGAGATTGTGAAACCACAACATTCATACCTAGAATATTTCCAGCAACACCAGATGAAGCAAAGCCTGCACCTAGTGGAGATCCTGTGCCTCTAACAAAACCTGCACCAGAATCTAAAGCTGCTAAAGAAGCATATAATGTAGGACTTAAAACCATTGTCCATCCTTCTGTGCTGCCTGTTTCAAGTATAACAGCTTTAAATATGTCGTCAATGTTGCTAGACGCTAAAGCATCTCCTACTTCTATCATATCAACAGTATCTTGAGTAGCACCACTTGCTGAACCGTGTGCAGTTGATAGATTATCAGCAACTTTGTACATTAAGTAGTTATCTACTCCTCTACCGATTGCATAAGCAAGTTGAGAAGAGTACATATCAAACAAATTGTATGAAGACTGAGCTTTAAGAGCATCAGGTATCCATAAAGATGTTACTTTATGTTGGTCTATTTCTAAAGCAGTCTCAGTTGCTACCATTGAGCCACCTGAATCTACGTCAGATGCAATAGGAGTACCTTGAGTAACATCTCCTAGTGGAGTTACGCCAATGTGTGGTAAATGTATTTTATCTGCACCAACCGCTTCTGATGATAAATCGTTAGCTAAAGGAAGCATTACTGTGTTTGTTCTAAATTTATCAAGAATTGCTTGTCCCCAAACCTCAGGTACAAACTCTTGACCTACTGAATTAGCTGCGGCAGCACTCGCACCACCTTGCAGCATATTTATATCTAATGGGTCGCTTATATTTGCCATTTTTTATATCCTTTATTTTTTATAAGCCTTTAAAATGCTTTGCCAATTTGACGATTTTTCTGCATCAGACATTTCAGAAAATGTTTTTTCAAGCTTAGGTTGCTTTGTTTGACCTACGACTTGTGGTGCATTAGGCTTAATGTTATTAATTTTACCAGTTACAAATTCAAGAGTATCTAAAGGTAAATTTTTTAAAGATTCTCTTTCTTCTTCAGGATGTTGATCTAACAAAGATTCTCTTTTAGATGATTCATATTTATTCCATTTATCTGCAACAGATGATAAAGCCTCATTTTCAGAAGCCACTTTTTCATAAAGCGTTTTAAAATCTTCTTTCTCTTTCAACTTTGCTTCTTCTGTTTTTGCAATCGCTTTTTCAAGTTCCGTTATTCGAGCTTCTGCATCCTGCGACCTTTTTCTATACTTCTTGCTTTCTGCTATTAATGCACCGACATCGGTCGAGTTTGTAGGTGTTTCTTGGGTAGGTTGCTCACTAACTGTTTCGCTTGCTACGTTATTGGTATCTTCGGACATACTGCCCTCCTATTTAGTGGTTTAAAAAATAAAAATACTATATCTTGTATTTATCTTCTGCCATAAGTTAGATTATGACAGATGTTTATTGCAACCTTTAATGGAAAATAATTTAACAGAAGAATTAAAATTTAAGAAATCTTGGTTTGATTATATGGGTTATAAACCCCATAAAGGTCAAAACAAATTACACTTTCCAACGAAGGAAACGTCTAGGTTTTTTGTAATGGTGTGTGGTAGAAGATTCGGCAAGACAACTTGTTCTGCTATGGAAGCAACATTTGTTGCGTCTCAGCCCAATAAAAGAATATGGTGTGTTGGATTATCTTACGACAAAGCTGACTTAATGTTCCGAGAAATTTGGAAAAAGATGGTAGTCGGCAAACCAAATGACATTGAAAGAGCTTCTGAAAAAGAACGCTTTATTAAATTTAAATGGGGAACAGTCGTAGAGGGTAAATCTGCCGATAACCCCGACTCATTAGTAGGTGAGGGATTAGATCTGCTTATAATTGATGAGGCTGCTAAAGTAAAGAGAAAGATATGGGATATGTACTTATCTCCTACTTTGTCAGACAGAAAAGGTAAGGGAATCTTTATAACTACACCAGAAGGATTTAATTGGGTATACGATTTATACCTACTTGGTCAAAAAGATGATTTATGGGAATCTCATCAAGCACCATCTTGGGACAATGAGTTTGCTTTCCCTGAAGGTGTTGAAGATTCTTTCTTGAAAGAACGTAAGCGTAATATGTCTAAAGAGTCTTATGACCAAGAGTATGGGGCTAAGTTTACAACTTTTGCTGGGCAAGTATATCCGTTTGACCGTAGTTTAGATGTAGGGTATTTCCCTTATAATCCTAATTATCCTACTTTTTGCAGTATTGACTTCGGTTATAGGATGCCAGCAGTAGGCTGGTTTCAAACACAAATGATAAATGGAGAGTGGCATATAAATATAATAGATGAGATTATACACGAGACTAATATTAAAACAGATGAGCTTATTAAGCGTATTAAGTCAAAGCCATATAATGTTAGGGCTTACTATGGTGACCCTGCTGGAAAACAAGCACAAGGTCAGTCAGGTATGGGGGATATAGAAATTTTTAGACAAAATGGTATACACATTCAGACAATAAGAGATAAAGTGTCTCGCAATATATCATCGGGAGTTACACACGTTAGAGGTTTTATAGAAAATGCTATGGGTAAAAGGTATTTACACGTTCATAATAAATGTCAAGGCATAGCAGAAGATTTAGAAAACTATCGTTATCCAGAAATTAAAGAAGGTAAGGATTTAAGGTCTGAGCCGCTAAAAGACGGGTTTCACGATCACGGATGCGATATGCTAAGATATTTTTTTATAAATAGGTTTCCAATTAAACAACAAAGATTAATAGTGAGGAAAAGATGACAGTTGAACAAATAATACAAGAATCAATAAAAGATTTTAAACAAATACAGGCAAAAGCTAGAAGAAATCACGTTAGAAAGCTTATAGATTATTATTGTGGGTCAAATACAGCACAATATATATCTGAATATTTTGATGCAGATGCTTTTAGGGAAATACCTTGCTATGAAGCAAATTTTACAAAGCGATTTATAAATAAGATGAGTAGAATTTATACTGTGGGTGCAAACAGAAATGTGAATCAAGCATATTCTGGTTTGACTACTATGAAAGATGCAAGGATGAAACATATTGAAAGGATGACACGTTTAATTGGAACTGTTGCAACTCAAGTTGTTTTTATTGATGGAGACAAACCTCACTTTGACTATAGACCTGTTTATTATTTTGATGTACATCTTGGTGATAATCCTTTTGTACCAGAAGCTATAACATATCCTGTTCTTATGAACCCTGAAGATGTTAGTTATACTGATAAATTAAAGTATGCTTATTTTGATAAAGGTATGTATGCTTTATATGACGAAGATGGAAATATATTAGAAGAGTATGAACACGGTTATGGTGTTCTACCATTTATGTTTACTCATAGAGAAAATCAGCTAGACTCTTTCTTTGTAGATGGTGCAGACGATATTATGTCTTGTAATGAACACGTTAATATAACTATGACTGAGCTTCAATTAGGATTAAGATTCCAAATGTTTGGTCAGCCTTATGTTACAGGTCTACAGGCTGATAAAAGACTAGAAAGAGCTGGCTCAGATACTATATTAGACTTGCCAGAAGGCTCTATATACGATATTGTGTCACCAGATGCTGATTTACAGTCAGTTATTGAGACAGTTAAGTTTCAAGTAGACTTAGTTGCTCAAAATAATCACTTATATGTTCAATTTGCTCAAGATGGTGGTGAAGTTCCTAGTGGTATTGCTCTTAAAATCAAGGATTTAGAAAGATTTGAGGATTATCAAGACGATATTGAGCTATGGAAGATGTATGAACACGAATTATATAAAGTAGAAAGAGAAATAGCTGCTTATAATGGCATTAGCTTACCTGAATCTCTTAAATTAGACTTTAATGAGCCTGAATATCCTAAAACTATGCAAGATCAAATACTATGGGATAACCACAGACTACAAAACAACCTTATAACTAGACCTAAATTAATGGTTGAGTATAATGACGACCTTTCTTTGGCAGAGGCTGAGAGAATAGTTGCTGAGAACGAACAAGTAAACACAGTTAATCAAGAAGTGGAAGAGCAAGCTTAGTGGATATTAAATATTCAAGCAACTTCAGCTGGACAAAACTATTAAGGTATCTTAAAGACGGTAAAGACTTCGGAAGAACAGTAGATAAGTTTATAACAGAGCCATTAATAGAAGATTCCAAGAAAAACATCAAAGAAAACAAGGTAACTCCAAAAACATTACCTGTGACTCTTAGAAAAAGAAAATCTAGGAAACACCCAAAATCTATAGGTGGTGATACTACATTGTATGATACTGGAAAGCTTCACGATAGTATTCGCTTAAGTGATAAGCGAGGAACACAAACATCTATTCTTTTGAAAGGTGCAAAGCGAATAGAGATGGCAGAGTATGGAAAGTATCATCAGTTAGGCACTAGTAGAAATAAATATGTACCACATCCAAAAAGAGAGTTTTTAAGCCTGAGTGTCGACAACGCAGATAAAGCTAGTGCCGAAATGGTTAGAAGAATGGTAAGAGCTTTTAAATCTAAAATCCGTAAATAATACAAGGAGCTATATATGAAGCCCGAAGAAATTAAAATTCTCATTGAGATATTAAAAGACGTTAAGCAAAACAAAGATAGCTTAGATAAATTGTTATTTCAATTAGAAACGCTGGAGAAAGCTTTATTTGTTCAAGAACCAGTTAATTCAATAGCTCCTGATGTAAATGAGGTAGAAGTTCCTATAAATGAGGAATTATATTATACTATATGCAAAGAAATTGGTTCGGGTAACTTATTCTTTATGGCTATCGCCTAAATCTTTTATTTGCGATTGTAAAGCCCTTATTGCTAATGATTGACTATATATTTCAGCCATACACCAAGCTATGCCCTTTTCAAGTTCTTTATTTGTTTTCTTTTTTCTTTTCTTCATTGTCTATTATTTGTTGTTCCCAAGCTTTACGTTGAGCAGGAGTTGGTCTTCTTGCAGGTAATGGCTCTACACCCGCTTTCTTGGCTCTTTCGTTCCATCTATACCATTCTCTGCGTTTTCGCTTCCTTTCCTCTATTTTCTTGGCTGATTGTATTTTCTTTTTCTCTTTCACTACTCTTTTACGTTGATCTTCAACTTTTCTCTCAGGTAAGTCTACGTTTATATCAGGAATTGAATCAACTATTTCCTCTACCTCCGCATCTACGACTTCAAATTCAGCCTTTTCTGATTTCAAGAACTTCTCGTAAGGGCTATCAATAGTCACATTAACATTCTTAACTAACTTACCACTATGCTCTAATATTAATCTACCCGCTTGTACATTACCCGCTTTAGCCTCCCTAATCATCGCTTGTAATACAGCAGGCAACTCTCCACCGAACTTTATCATATATCTATCATATATAGCGTCTACAAACTTAGGGTTCTTTCTCCAAATGTATATAAGATTCCTAGATACGCCTAATTCCTTAGCTACATCTTCTGCTGTAACATCAGGCTGTAATGCGTACATCTCTATTGCTCTTTGAACGTCTGGTCTTTTTAGTAGGTCGGACATATTATAACTTCGCTTTTAAATACTGCTCAATCCACCAGCAACGCCCGTTTCCGCACGCTTCTGCGATAGCAGCTTGTCTCTTTTTCCACTTTCTGTAGGATCTAGTTCCATACTCTACCTTTGCCCCCTCCCTATCGTAGGCTAAAGGTTTTTTCATACCTGTAATATATGACGCTTGAACTTCTTTTCCAAATTTT